TAGGACGTGGCCAGGATTTTGATCGCGGCGTGGTCCTGCACCCCGCCGCCGACCCTCTTCGTGGTGTAGAAGAGGACGTAGGGCTTCGCGCTGAAGGGGTCGCGGAGCACCTGCACACCGCGCCGGTCGACGATGAGATAGCCTGCATTGAAGTCACCGAAGGCCAGCGGCGTCGAGCCCGCGCCCGCATCGGGCATCGCCTCGACTTCGGTCACGGGGTAGCCGAGGAGCGTCGAGGGCTGGCCGGCATTCAGGCCCGGCGTCCACAGATAATTGCCGTCCGCGTCCTTCAGCTTCCGGATCGTCGCGGCGGTCTTCCGGTTCAGGACGAAGCGGCCGTTCTGGCGGTACTGCGCCCCGAGCGCGTAGATCACCGACAGAAGGCCGTCCCCGTCCAGGGTGCCCGCTACCGTCCCGACCTCGGTGGCGCCGCGGCTCGCATCGGCGGCCCGGGGCGCGGCGAGGAAGCCGAGAGGCTTGTTCGAGCCGTCGCCATTGACGAACGCTTCCGTTTCGGCACCGGCAAACGTTCCGCGCACTTCAGACGCGATCCACGCCTCGATGTCCACGGCGGAGTCCTCGAGCAGCTGCGGTGTCGCTGCGGGCATGGCGTAGATCTCGCCGGTCTTGAACTCGATGGCGGCGATCGACGGGGTGGTCGTCTCGGGACGTGCGTCGGTTTCACCGACCCAGCCCGACGCGAAGGGCGCCTCGTTCACGGCCACGCGGTAGCTTGACGACGAGATCTGCCGGACGCTGCAGAACTGGCGGAAGGGCGAGACCTCGGCAAGCGCCCTGTCGATGGTCGCCTCGATCGCAGTCGGCACGGTATAGCCACCGTCGCTGTCGGTGGAGCCGGACATCGACTTCTCTTCGGGTACGGAAAGGATACCGGCGCGCATGTACTGCTCGAAGCCGCGCTTCTCCTCGACTGGCGCGCCACCACCTTCGTCTGCGCGGAGATTGCGGATGACAAGGCGGTCAAGGGCGGTCTTCTGCTCGGTGATCGCCGTTTCGAGCTTGCGCAGCTTCTCGTCCTGTAGCGGGTCGGGGGCGCCACGCTTCTCGATGTCCGCGAGACGCTGGTCGTTCTCGGCCTTGAAGGCCTCGAAGGTGTAGAGGAGATCGGCGGCCATCGCCTTCTCTTCGGTTTGGGTATGCTTGGTTTCCAGGGCCATAGTCTTTCCTCAGGCTGACAGAAGGTTGCGGGGAAGGCGCTCGCCCGGGGGCGCAACGCGGGTGATCCTGGCGCTCGGCGCCATGGGGAAGGTCACGACGGAGACCTCCCAGAGGTCGATATCGGTCAGCATACGGCCTCCGCGGTTCCGTTTTGCCTTGCGCGTCCTGAAACCGATGGAGAGCCCGTCCACGGCCCCGCCTTCGAGAAGAGCGTGCACGTCGCGACCCGCTCCCGTGTCGAGGAAGATCTCTCCCCTGACCAGGAGGCCCCGTTGGTCTTCGCGAATGTCCGTCCAACGACCAATGACCGTCTCCGAGCGATGCTGATAAAGCATCCTAATCCGGCCACGGGCGGCGGGGATAAGTTGCCGGGAAAAAGCGCCGGGGACGATCACGTCACCGGTGAGATCGGCTTCCCCGAAGACGGCTCCGTAGCCTTCGAACTCCGCGCGGTTGGGAGCAATCATGGCCGGTCCTCCGCGAGCGCCCGGTCGAGCTTGTTCTCGATCCGTCCGAGGGCGGCGTTGAGATGCGCGGTCTGCTCTTCCAGTCTCGCGATCCTGACCTCGAGGGCGGGCCTGAGGCCCTGCGCCTGCTCGAGCTGCTCGAGGCGGTTGGCCGCCGCGCCAGCCCAGAGAAGCGCCGCGGCGCTCTGCACGGCAAAGGCGGCGGTGATCGCGGGGAGGGATTTCGGCAGCCCGCTCACTGTTGCGGCTCGCCGGGGAAGCCGAGGGCGATGCGCTTTTCGGCGTCGGTCAGGAAATCCGCCTCCGCGATCCTGTCGAGAGCCGCGGCACGCTCGGGGGCAAGCGCCTCGACCCGCGCAAGATCGAGCTCGATCCTCGCCCTGCCCGCGGGGTCGAGCCATCCGGCCAGTGCTTCGCCAACGCGCCTCACCAGCGGCAGCACGGTCATCCGCCAGAAGGCGAGATTGGCCTGGGCGTAATTCGCGTAGGTGTTGTCCCCCGGAATGCCCAGCAGCATGGGCGGGACCCCGAATGCGAGAGCGATGTCACGCGCCGCCGAAGCCTTGAGGTTCTGGAAGTCCATCTCGGCAGGCGTGAGCCCCATGGGCCGCCAGTCGAGACCGCCGTCAAGCAGGAGTGGACGTCCCGCGTTCTTGAGGCCGGAGAACCCCGCATCGAGTTCCGCGCGGAGCCGGTCGAACTGCTCCGGCGTCAGATGATGCGCGCCGTCATTGCCCTTGTGGACAAGAGCGCCCGAAGGGCGCGCGGCGTTGTCGAGGAGCTGGCGGTTCCAGGCCGAGGCCGCATTGTGCAGGTGGATGGCCTCCGCGGCTGTGCGCATCGGGGCATGTCCGCGCCTGCCGCCCCGCGGCTGCCAGAGCGAAAGGTGCAGGAGCGGCATGCGCCCGGTGATATCGGGCCTGAAGGTGCGAACCCCGCGCCTCGTCCGGTGGCGGTACTCACCATCGGCCACGTCCACTTCGTCGGGCGGCAGGAGGAAGACGGCTCTCGTCTCGTTCTCGTTGTCCAGCTTTTCGAGATAGGCATTGCCGTGGGTCTGGAGGTAGCCGTAGACTTCCTCCAGAAGCTCCGTGCCGGTTTGGTCGGGGTTCGGACGAGCGAGCAGCGAGGCAACGGGATGGTCCGTCAGGATGCTCTTCTCTTCCGCAACCAGCAGGGGGACCGAGGCCGCGGCTTCGGCGATCATCCGTACGGAACGGTAGGCGACGACATTGCCGGTGAAGCTCGGCGGCTCCACCCCCTGCCTCGGCTCGCCCGCGCCGTACAGGGCAATGAGGTCGGCGAGGCTCGCGGTCTTCCGCTCCTCGGGCCTTTGGGTTCTGGTCAGTCGTTTGAGCATGGTTCTCCTCGTTTTTTACAGTGTTCTGATGACAGGCTGGCCATGCGGCGTCAGGACGAGGTCCGTGACCGCCCAGACCATGGCGTCAAGCCGGTCGGGGCTGCCCCCGCCCGCGCCCGCACCCGTGAAACCGGTCATCTGTTCTTCGAGGGCGGGGAACGGCCGCGCGTGCCGCACCCGCCCCTGCTCGTAGAGAGCGGCCACGGGTTCGGCCCGGGTGATTTTGCCCCGGCTCGCCCTCACCGCCCTGACGGGCAGGAAGGGAGCGGCCGTTCTGAGGACCTCGACCACGAGGTCCCCGCCCTGGTTCACCTCGGCAACGACGCGGTCGGCCTCGTAGCGCCGGTAGAGCTCCGCGACACGGGAGGCCCAGGCGGTGGGACTCAGTCCCTGGACGGTCGCGTCCTCGAGAATCCACGCCTCCTTGCGTCCGTCCGCTGAAGACACCGCTCCGGCCACGACGATACCGCAGGCATCGGAGCCTTCATGGCTGGTCACTGGTGGATCGACGGCGACGACAACCCTCTCGAAGCTCCGAGGCGCGGTCCCGCGCGCCCTTTCGAGCATCGACCATGTCCAGAGCGCGCCCTCCCGGTCTTCGATCAGCTCACCGAGCAGCTCCTGACGCCCAAGGGCCGTTCCTTCGTAGACGGCAGCGATTTCATCCAGGAAAGCGTCAGCCAGGTTGTCCCTGTTCGCGTAGGTCGAGGCGCGGGTGATGGTCGTCGTTTCCCGGCCCATGATCTCCTTCAGGAGCGGCACGTTGCGCGGGGTCGTCGTGACCACCTGGCGTGGGTCATCGCCGAGCCTCAGCCCCATCTGCAGGTTCGACCAGGTGTCCCTGCCGGACGGCCACTTGGCGAGTTCGTCCGACCACGCTGTGTCGAACTGGTAGCCCCGCAGGCCTTCGGGATCCTCGGCCGAGAAGAGATGGCCTTCCGCGCCGCCTGGCCAGGTCAGCCTGCGCCGGGAAGGCTCGTAGCGGGGACGCCACCATTCGGGCCCGGTATGGAGAAGCCCCGACGGCCCATCGAGCATCACCTCCCGGGCGTCGCCATAGGTCTCCGCAACGAGCGCCACGCGCTTCGCACCCGCCCGCACCCGTGCGCCGATCCATTCGGCACCCGTACGGGTCTTACCGGCGCCCCTCCCGCCGAGCACGAGCCAGCTCGTCCAGGATCCTTCGGGGGGGCGCTGGTCGGGCCTCGCCAGATAGTGCCAGTCCCACGTCGTGGTCTGAAGCACCTCGCTGTCGTAGTCTTTCAACAAGCTGGTCCCGTGTAACTTGACCAGCAGCAGCAAGTAGTCGTTGTTCCAGTTCAGCGAGGATACGGGCGTCGTCTTCCTTGCTGGCGGCCGTGTCCGCGGCCTTTGTTCTGAGAGCGTCATTCATACCGATTGCTTTTTCGACGTTTCCGCGATGCACCTGGATGATCCGTCCACGCTTGTCCGCGAGGCTCACCGCCTCGGGGTCGTGCCAGTCGAGATGCGCAAGGTATGATGCCTGCTCACGGACGAGTTCCGTCAGTGCCAGGAGAAGCTGGTCGTTCGTCATGGTCCGGTCGGTCGGCATCATGGGCCTGTTGTACCCGGACCCGGGACGGCGGGGATAAGTCAGCCGAAAGGCCGTGAGCCCGTGATGTAGCGCCAGTAGTGACGCGCCTTGACCCGGCTCTCGTCCGTCAGCTCGCGGGGCGCCGCGACGCCGGCGCGCTCGACGCTTGCGGGGTCACCGGACACGAGCGGATGCCAGGACGCGAGCCCCCTTCCCTCCGCGATCCGGCGGTAGGCGCAGCTCTGCGGCATGAAGCCGAGACGCCCGACATTGTCCGGCTTGAGCACGACGCATTCGGGCACCAGCGCGGTTCGCCGCGCATAGGCCGTGCAGCGCCTCGCCTCGGGGTCGAAGAGGCGGCAGTGCATCGAGGTCTCGTGGATGGTGTCCGGATCGTCCTCGTCCTCGAGAGTGACGAGGCAGCACTTGCCGCAGCCGTCGCACAGGCTCTCCCACTCCTCCCGGTTCATCTCCGAGAGGCGCTTGCGCTGCCAGAAAGGACGGTCGTCTGCCATGGGACCAGGAAACCAGCTTTCAAAGTCAACAACAGCTTAACGTCTGGACGCCAAAGCTCACCCCCAAAGACGAGCGTTTCGGCGAGAGCCTCCGAAAGGGGCCGTACGAGGTCATCATGGCGCGCATTCTCCTGGCGGTCCTCACCGCATTTGTCACAGCGGCGGTCGCCCAGCCGCTGCCTTCCGAGGTCATCGAGAAGGAAAAACCCTATGGCGGGCACCCGCGGCAGCTGATGGACGTGGTCGCAAGACCCCTTGCAACGCCCAAGCCCGCTCTGTTGATCGTGCATGGCGGGAGCTGGCAGTCGGGCGACAAGCGCGCCCACGAGAAGAAGAACGGCTTCTTCCTGCGGCAGGGCTTCGCGGTGGCGTCGATGAACTACCGCCTGCACCCCGAGGTCGGGCCGCGGGAACAGGCTGAGGACGTCGCTGCTGCGGCAGTCTGGCTGGCCAGGAACGCCGGCAATTACGGCATCGACCCGCG